CCCTCCTTTAGTTATAATAATCGCTTTGCGATTTCGGTTAAAATGAATGCTGACTGTACACAACAACCAGTTATGGTTGCCAACATTACATACTTGACAAACTTAGCGAACACTCGCCACTCTGTCAGTTCTACTCGCACTATCTGTGCGTTATATCTAGATTTCATAATTTACTCCTTTGTGATTAACCACTTTTGTTGTTGATACGAACAAGGTCGTCGTGGTTAGTAACGACAATGTAATTTGATTTGTGCATTGGCACGATACAATGTTTGCGTTGCTTGGCTTGTTTGTCGCCACAATGTATGCAGGTATCGATACCTAATTTTGATCGAAGTGGGTGAACTATTGCGTTGCATAAAATACATTTTGTCATGGTGTTTGTCCTGTATAAAGTAGCAGTGCTACTAAGTAGTTGTAAAGTCTCGCTTATATACTTATGAGAGATCGGANGCGTTGTAATAAGTCGCTTGAATAAGACAATTTGGAAATGTCTTAAACGATAAAGAACAACGACTTATGGTCGAATAAGACAATAAGACAATGCTATGGAGAGTCGGGGAGTTAGCTACGGAAAAGAGTGCTTTTTCGTAATCACTAGTGCTAATTGTTTTAATCTTTCTATACATTATTTATTATTGTCTTATTGTCTTATTGTCTTAATAGGCACTTGCAACCCTATCTGTGTAAGCATTTGTGTAATAAGACAAAGTGCCGTATATTGTCTTAATGTTTGTCTTAATGCATTCATATCTTTATGAGTCGTGCCATGATAAAGTAGCAGTGCTACTCGTTTCTGACTGTTTCTTACGACCAGACGCACGAAAACCCCGACCGAAGTCGGGGTGATTGATTGTAGCATTAGAAGTCGCACTTCTCTAACACCTTACCAGCTTGAGCCTTAGTAAGTCCAAACTCGGTAATGAGTTTTTGCATCTTGTCTAAAGCCGTTGTCTCAGTAACTACTATCTCAGACTCAAACATCATGTAAGCCTTTGAGTCTATATCAGCTTGAGTACATAAGCCTTGCTCTAATAACTTCTTATTACCTCGCTTGACTCGAGCCTTAGTAGTTAAGCTATCTCTAGGTTCTAGTTTGTAGAATAGCTTTTGGGTTGGTGCTTTGTTAAAGCATGATTGAATATCCTTAACAGCTTGAGCGTTGCCGTCAATCCTTGCAAAGTCTGATAACCATGCTAGGAACTCGGGTTGCTTAGTTGATAAGTACAATGCAAGATTTTTCCTATTGGAATTATCTACATTCTTTCCCTCTTGTATCGCTAGAGCTAAAGCGTTGAACGATTTGTGTGACATAGTGTTTATCTCCTCAAAAATAAAGTAGCAGTGCAACTTTATTATCATTAAGAGTCTGACTAACTGGTTATCCAGTTAACCCTCTTACCATAGGGGGGTAGTCCGTTGGGAGATGGGGGTAGGGAACGACGAACCTAGCCATACCCACCCATCCTTAGGTACTCCGTACATCACAACCCCTATTTTTTAGATACTGTTCAAAATGAACTAGATTAAATTATTGACATCCATTAGGTAAACCGTGTAAACTTCGCAGTATGAGCAACCCCATAGATAAAGTAACAGGCCCAGATTTCGCACATACATCCATTCTATCTCGGGGGCAACTCCAAATGATAGAAGACGATCCAGCGAAAATGGAAACTCTCGCAAGGCTGATGGGAGCAGTGAATCTGGACAATTTGTTCCGTCACATGCAAAATCCCACCATAAACCCAGCCACACGATTAGAATTTCAAAAAATGCTCAATAAAATGGGTAAATTAGAACCAGATGGAAAAGCAGTCGTCGGCGTAGATGCCGGGCCGCAAGTAGTTATCAACATAACTAGAGCCAAAGATAACGCTGATGAAGTAGTTATTGAGGGTACTCCCGCTCTAGAAGCATGACGATAGCAGCTCCTGAGCACGAAATTAATTTTGAAGTAATTGCATCGTTAGACGATTTCTTTTACTCAACCAAGTTTATCTCCCTAGCGGTTGGTCCAGTAGGATCGACGAAGACGACCGCGGGTATCATGAAAATTTTGCACCACGCCGCTGTCATGGCACCGTGTAAGGATGGTATCCGCAGGTCGCGCGCTATTTGGGTACGTAACACGCGTGAGCAGTTACGTGATACATCGATACCAGACTTTATGAAATGGATACCCGAAGGCATAATGGGTTCGTTCCTTAAGACCGAGTATAAATTCGTAATAAAGGTTGGCGACATAGAGTGTGAAGTGTTATTCAGGGGACTTGATGACGCAAACGACGTCCGTCGTCTGTTATCTCTTCAGGCTAGCTTCTTCATCTTCGACGAGTTTAGAGAAATACATCCCGACATCTTCAACGCTGCCCAAGGTCGTCTCGGACGTTACCCGGATAAGATGATGAACGGCGTAGGTTGTAAGACGGATGATGGGGATTCGAACGCGCATCTGTGGGGGATGACTAACCCACCAGACCAAGATACTTTTTGGGAAGACATACTTAGTAAGCCGCCGGAGAACTGTCATGTGACGATACAACCGTCAGGACTAGCCCCGGAAGCGGACTGGACACAATTTTTGCCTGATGACTACTACGACAACTTAGCTCATGGTAAAACAGAGGACTGGGTTGCGGTTTACATACACGCTGAGTTCGGTAAGTCATTGTCAGGGCAGCCAGTGTTTCGTGCGTTTGATAGATCCGCGCATGTGGCTAAGGAACCGATGAAACCGATGTTCATGGATGCTCCGTTATTGATAGGAATTGATGCTGGGCTCACGCCCGCGGCAGTCATAGGACAGTTAGCATACGATGGTAGAATAGTAATATATGATGCGATAACGTCTGATGGGATGGGCGCACTCAGGTTCGTTAGAGAGAAACTCAAGCCATTATTGACAAATAAGTTTCCTGGACGCAGAGCTCTTGTTATAATTGACCCAGCTGCGTTTCAGAGGGTACAAACAGATGAGCGTACCGTAGCAGACATATATAAAAATGAAGGTTTTGTAATAAAACCTGCTAGAACAAACTCAATTGCTGCTAGAATAGCAGCTGTAGAAAAGTTTTTGACTAGAGTGGTTGATGGCAAATATGGGGTAGTTATAGACCCTGAGTCTGGAAGTTCACTAGTAAAATGTCTTGCTGGTAAGTACCGGTACAAGATAAACACTAAGGGCGTTAAAGACGAGAAACCAGAAAAATCGCACCCTTGGTCTGACATTGCAGACGCATTTCAATACTTGTGTTTGCACGCCGATGGTGGAGAAGTGTTTGGAAGCATGACAGTTGCCAACGAACGCAGAGAAATTAAACACGTCTCGGCCGGAGGCTGGACATAGGAGATAGTTCATGAACATTATTCCAGTAGCAAGTGCGTCAAAGTTAGAGAAAGAAGCACTCAAGAAAAACGAAAAAAATCAACTAAGACCCCTTATAGTAGGCCTAGCTGCACACGTTACTAAACGTTGGCACGTTATGCGTGACCACAAGAAAGAAGAGATTGAAGGTAGACTAACTGAGACTGCACGCGCTAGAAATATGGAGTATTCTCCAGCTAAGATGGCAGAAATACAATCTCAGGGTGGTTCGGAAATCTTTATGGGTATTGTTAGTACGAAGTGTCGTACAGCCACTGCGTGGTTAAGAGATACTTTACTTGGTACCGGTACAGATAAGCCATGGTCTATCTCAGCAACTCCTATTCCAGATGTTCCGCCAGACATACTTGATCGCCTAGAAATGATAATGCAACAAAATCTTATGCAGTTCTACGACCAGGGTGGCGATCAAGTTGACCCATCTAACTTAAAAAAGTTAGCTGATGGTATGAAAGATACTGCCATGCGTGAAATGAAACACGAAGCTGAAAAACGTGTTGACCGTATGGAAAAGAAAATGGAAGACCAGCTTATAGAAGGTGGTTATGTTAAGTCTTTGTTTGAGTTCACTAATGATATTGCAACATACCCGTACGCTGTACTTAAAGGGCCAGTTCCTAGAAAGCGTAAAACCTTAAAGTACGCAGCTACTGGAGGTTTAGAACCAGCAGAAGTTGTACGAGATGAGTGGGAAAGAGTAGACCCGTATAAATTTTATTGGTCTCCTTGGGGAGACGATATACAAAATATGCCTGTAATAGAGATTCACCACTTAACTAGAGCAGACGTAGAAGCTATGATAGGCGTCGAAGGCTACGACGAAGACGCTATAAGATCGTTGTTGTCGAATTTTGGAGCAGGCGGTATCGATTGGCTCGACCATGAAGACTCGGAAATGGAAGACCTAGAAGGTAAAGATTTTGACGATATTGATAATGACTTAGTCGGCGCTATACAATTATGGGATTCTATTCCTGGCACTTTGCTGTTAGAGTGGGGGATGAAAGAAAAAGAAATTGATGACCCTCAAAGGTCATACCCTTGTGAAGTTTGGATGGTAAATGATACAGTTATTAAAGCAGTGTTAAACTATGACCCACTAGGTCGTAAGCCATACTACGTCACGTCGTTCGAAAAGGTCCCAGGTAGAATCGACGGCAACGGAGTAGCAGATTTATGTATGGACGC